CGGAACTCGAGACGCTCGAGGTTCCCGTGGAAACGCCGACGAACCTCAAGACGCACAACACCCTGCTCGACGCCACGCATCTCAAGACGATACGTCCGGCAATCCCGGAGTACGCCAGCCCGACGGTGGACAAGCCCGATCCCGAGGCGACGCAGGAGATGGACGCCGTCGACATGCCCACCACGGTCATGGAGAGGCTCAGAGAGGCCGACAAGGAGCTCGGCCTGGACGAGTGGGACGAGGCTTTCGAGAAGGCCGCAGAGAAGGTGCCAGAGCGTCCCACGGCAGTCATCACCATGCCGAAGAAGGCAACACCCGAGGACGTCCGCAAGATGCAGGAGACCGTCAACAAGAGCGGGAACAAGTACGAGGTGAAGATCGAGGAGGCACCGAAGCCGTTGCCTCGACGCCGCAACAAGCGCACCAAGAAGCCGCGGGCGAACGCGAACGCCGGCGGCAAGCAGGATTTCAGTTTCTTCGAGACCGACACAACTGACTCCCCCAGAAGTGCGGCCTGACCCCCACCAGGAGCCCGCAATGGTAGTACACCTGTACCCCCATCAGGAGAAAGCGATTGGTGAGCTCGCCAATGGCAAGATCCTGTATGGGGGTGTCGGGACTGGCAAGTCGCTCACGGCAGCTACTTACTACATGCGTAAAGAAGCGCCGAAGGACGTCTACGTCATCACTACTGCACGAAAGCGAGACGACCTCGACTGGGAAGCCGAGTTTGTTAAGTACGGGGTGTACAAATCGAAAGACGCCACCGTCGCTGGTGTTCTCCGCGTGGACTCGTGGAACAACATCAGCAAGTACAAGAACGTAAGGGGAGCCTTCTTCATCTTCGACGAGCAGCGACTTGTCGGTTCGGGTGAGTGGGCGAAAGCGTTCATCTTCATTTCCAAGCACAACAACTGGATTCTCCTGAGTGCTACCCCCGGAGATACTTGGCTGGACTACATCGCGGTGTTCATCGCGAATGGGTTCTATCCGAATCGGACGGCATTCAAGAGAGAGCACGTGGTCTACAACACCTACAGCAAGTTCCCGAAGGTGGACCACTACATCAACGTCGCGAAGCTCGTGCGACTACGCAACTCCATTCTGGTCCACATGCCGTACGAGCGACATACGACCAGAGTCGGCAAAGAAGTCTTGGTGGAGTTCGATGCCGACAAGTACGACAAGGTCATAAAAGGCCGCTGGAACGTCTATGAAGAGCGTCCTGTGCGTAGTGTGGCTGAGCTGTTCTACACCATGCGCAAGGTAGTCTATTCGGATCCGTCACGCCTCGAGGCGATCCGAACTCTTCACAAGAAACATCCGCGACTGATCATCTTCTACAACTTTGATTATGAGTTGGAGATGCTACGCACATTGAGCGGGGAAGCTCAAATAGCGGAGTGGAATGGTCACAAGCACGAGGCTATCCCAGATACCGAACGGTGGCTGTACTTGGTTCAGTACGTCGCTGGCGCGGAGGGCTGGAACTGCACGACGACGGATGCGATGATCTTCTATTCGCTGACATACTCGTACAAGAACTGGCATCAGGCACATGGTCGGATCGACCGCCTAAACACACCCTATTCGACTCTCCACTACTACACGCTTTTGTCAAAATCGGTGATCGACCGAGTCGTGATGAAGGCGTTGCGAAGCAAAAAGAGCTTCAACGAGAGCCGATTTGTCAAATCTGCAAAGATCAATTAGGATTTGACAACGGTTTTGGCAAGGGTTTCGTCGAGCAAAGCCCGAGCTCGCACGCTCTCCCTGTCTAAGATGTCCGTTTTGTAGACCCCCGTTTTGTCATTTGTCAAATCTGTTTGAAAAACATCCCCGTGATGGACTTCCTGATATCTATAGATACTGGGAACGTAATAATAAAAAGTTTTCTGAAACCCCGTGACAAATGACAAGTTGCCAACGACTACGCTGAGTGACGGCCCACCGCGTTTCACAGGAAGTGGGCTTCCTATGATCCACGAGTTTCACCCGATTGTCTCGACGATCATCGAGTGGCGCCGCGTTCACGACTTCTCGTCTTACTCTGTCAGTGCCACCGGTTTGGTCCGCAACGACGAGACCGGTCGACAGATGACCCGCTTGGTCAATCAGTCGGGAGTTGTGAACGTCGGCCTCACCCGTAATCGTGTGCAGTACAAGAGGGCTGTTGCTCTTCTGGTCGCGAAAGCTTTTCTGACCATCGCCCTGCAAGACTCGTTCGACACTCCGATAAACTTGAACGGAGATAGGTTCGACAACAGGGTTGGAAACTTGATGATGCGGCCGCGCTGGTTCGCAACCAAGTACTTCCAGCAGTTTCACGATGATCTGAACGATGTCTATCCGATAGAAGACATCGACTCAGGAGAACAGTTCAAGAGCACGTGGGACGCAGCTGTCCAACTCGGTTTGCTGCAGACCGACATAGTGATTTCAATTCACACAGGCATGCCCGTGTGGCCAACAGGCCAAAGATTCCGTGCAATCTAAGTGTGACGCAGATATTACATCGTGTCGCAATCGTGGGCTATGATAGAAGGAGTAGAATACGCTTGCAAGAACGCGACTTCCAGGCGAAGCTCATCAAGAAGATCGAACATCGTCTTCCTGGCTGCTTCATCCTCAAGAATGACTCGGCTTACCGCCAGGGCATTCTTGACCTTCTCGTCTTGTACGAGAGGCATTGGGGTATGCTTGAGGTGAAGAAGGACGAGAGCGCACCGTTCCAGCCGAATCAGGAATACTACATCGAGCTGTTGAACGGTATGTCTTTCGCTGCCGTCATCTACCCTTCTAATGAAGAGGAAGTGCTCGTTGCGCTTCAACACGCACTCACCGCTCCTCACAGGAACACACGCGTTCCTAGGAGCAAGTAGCTACCACTGGATCAACTACTCGGAAGACAAGCTCGACTTCGCCTACAACGCCCACATGGCGGCTCGTAGAGGCACCGAGCTACACGAGTTCGCACGACAGGCTATCCGTCTGCGTCAGCGTCTGCCCGACACGCCTACGACGATGAACCTGTACGTGAACGATGCAATCGGTTTCCACATGGTTCCCGAGCAGTTGCTGTACTACTCCCCCAACTGCTATGGTACCGCGGACACGATCTCGTTCAGGAACAACAAGCTGCGCATCCATGATCTGAAGACCGGAATCACCAAGACCTCCGAGAAGCAGCTCTATGTGTACTCAGCTCTGTTCTGCCTGGAGTACGAGTACAAGCCGTTCGAGATCGAAACTGAGCTTCGGATCTATCAGAACGATGAAGTCCGAATCCACGAAGGCGAACCCGAGTTCATCGCGTCCATCATGGAAACGATAGTTGCGTTCGACAAGAGGATCAAAGCACTCCAGCAAGATCTCGACTCGTAAGGGGGTGTTGGTTCATGGAGATGGATGAAGAACAGTGGCTAGCCCACTACGGCATCCTCCGCAAGTCAGGGCGCTATCCCTGGGGTTCTGGTGGGACTCAGGAAGAGCGTAACCGCACTTTCCTAAGCACGATCGACGACATGCGTTCTAAGGGCATGAGCGACACTGAGATCGCTCGTGGTTTCGGCATGACTACAACCCAGCTTCGTGCCGGCCGTTCGATCGCCAAGAACGCCGAGAAGCAAGCGCAGATCAACATGGCGCAGCGACTGAAGGACAAGGGTTGGTCCAACGTCGAAATCGGCAAGCGCATGAAGATCAATGAGTCCTCTGTTCGTGCGCTTCTGGCGCCCGGCGCAAAGGACAAGGCCGACATCCTTGAGACAACTTCCAACATGCTCAAGGACCAGGTTGCCCAAAAGCATTACGTCGACATCGGTAGTGGTGTTGAGCATCACCTAGGTGTCAGCTCGACCAAGCTCTCAACGGCAGTCGCAAGGCTGCAAGAAGAGGGCTACACGGTTCACTATGTCAAGGTGGAACAGCTCGGAACCGGTCAGCACACGACCGTCAAGGTTTTGGCAGCACCTGACACGCCCTACAGTGAAGTGTTCCGTAATCGAGACAACATCAAGGTTCCGCTTGCGTACTCCGACGATGGTGGCAGGTCCTACGACAAGGTCCTACCGCCTCTCTCAGTCGACTCCAAGCGTGTCTCGGTAAGGTATGCCGAACAAGGCGGTACAGACGCTGATGGCGTCATCTACGTCCGTCCTGGAGTCAAGGATTTG